CGCAGCAATCATGTGTATGCTGACAGTAATCAGTACTTGAAAAATGCTGTGGTAGCATAACTACTAAGGAATCTCGGGTCACTAGGTGTTTGCCCAAATTTACATGGACATGGTAAAAGTAGTATCTAGTTGTACCGTCTTCAATTTCAGAACCTAATCCGACTCCTAAACGTGCGTCAAAAGCACGCACAAAGCCGGCTATTTCAGTTCCGAACTTATCCTTAATCTGATTATACTCCCACAGCATAATTTTCTCCTGAAAGTAGGGCTGAGAGTTAAGGGTTTTTCTTCGCTCTCAATTAAGTTCTTATCTTTGTCGTACCTGAAAGGATCGACTACGCCTACGAACACCCTGATTACTCTTAGCTGTTCAAAGCACCAGCGATTTTTTCCAAATCTCCGAAGCCAGCCTTGCTCAAAGAAGGAAGTTCCATCTCCAGAGCTGACTCAATCTGAGCCACGAAGTCTGCCTTACGTACCTGAGGTGGACGCTTGGTAGGCTTAGGCTGTGCAACGTAAACTTCCAAAGAAGAGAGCTTAGCGATGACAGAACGCTCAGTCTTGTTAAATTGCTCAGCAAGAGCAGCGACAGTAGCGCGAGTAGGGTTAGCGGTATACTCAGAAACCATAGTGTCAATGACTTCTTGAGGGTAGTTACCAGATTTTACAGCAGTTGCATTCATAATTTTCTCCCGAAATTAAATTGTTGTACCTCGATTTCTTAAAATATATTTTACAGGTTTTTAACCGAAATGTCAAGAACTTTTTGACATGTTAGTCCAAATATCTGCAAGTTTTTTCTCCCAGTGAATAGCATCCTTTTCCCAAGGCGTATTCTCGTATGAGTGCCAGTCTTCAGCAGTATCAGTATCGTACTCGTCGCCTTTCCAGTAAGTAGTGCCAGCTTCGTTATCAAAGCCGAAGTGTATCATCTGGTATACGTGACGTAATTCGTGCGCGATTGTAGCAATCAAAGAATCAGTCGTCCAATCACTATTGTGAGTCGCAGATAAGCGTACTTGATAGCGATGGTCGCCTAACTTAACAGCATCACCGAATACTTCTGGCATGTCCATTAGTTTTATAGTAAGTTTACCATAGATTTCCCAATTCATTTGGTATACAATAGTACACCACTCAACCATTTCTCTGACCACTGCCCTTCTTGACGGTGACCAACCACGAGTAGCTTTGACTTTGTATTTTATTCGCATGGTATTCTCCTTAATTTGAAAAGATATTATACTTAAAAGTGAAGAGGAAGTCAAGAACTTTTTGCCCCAAATGGTCGAAAAATTACGCAAATGAATTCCGGGGGGCCGCGCGCGGGGTCGCAATGTCAAGGAATTTTTGCGGGTTTTGCCCAAATTTTCTCGAATTTTCGCACCCGTGCCGAGGACTACGCAATTTTCCGAACTTTTTGGAGCATTGCCGCAAAAAAAGCTTGACAAAACCCGCGCGGGCGGGTATAATGGCGCAGGGACCACTTTTAATCGTCGTCGTACTACTACTTTGGCGCACGGCGGGGTTAAAATCGTCGTCGTACTACTACTTTGGTGCAGAAAGACTGATAAAATTGTAAATAATTTGCTCCACACCCGCAAAAAAGACTTGACAATCCTCGCTTTTGCACTTAAAATGGCGCGCGGTACACCAAATGCGGTCATCGTCGTACTACTACTGGCGCGCCGGCGCCGAATTTATCATCCGACGCCTCGTGTCCTTGCGCTCTCTCGACCTATGAGCTTCTATGTGCCGTTACCTTAGTCCATGATTGCGATCTCCTATTCAATGTGACCATTATACCATAGTGTGCAAGTTTGTCAAGTGTGAATATTCACATGTAACACATTCTTTTCCCAGGTATCCGAGTCTATGGCGCCGCTAAGTCCTTGATTTATAAGGACTTTTTCAGCGCCTCCTTTTAGTAGAGTTTTACGATCAGAAAAATCTGTCCGACTAGCATTAAAATTGGGCAAACCGTGCGGATTATTTCCATGTTGTAGCGGAGTTTTATCAACTCCGCTTCTTGTTGCTCTGTCATGCGTAACCTCTCTCTGTTGGATTGTCCTGTGGCTCTGGGCAACCATAAATTCCGTTTGCCCTTTTCCAATTTACCGTCTCAAGTCCAATATTTTTGCAAACTTCACGCTGTGCGCTTGCGAATTTTGCTTTAGCCATTTTCTCTGGCATGTTGAAAAATTCGCTATGGCCGCCCGCAGGTTTTGGAGTAACTTTCAAATCTCGGAATAGTCCGGCAAGCCGAAAATCTCGATTTGATTTGTGAAAGTATTGCTCACTCGCTAGGGTTTCGTCATACGTTCCGAAAGTGCAAGCGATCAATTCGCCCTCTAATATGCCACGCTCGATATTAAAAGAAACTTCGATTTCTTTTAATGTCTCGATGATGCGAGATTGAACGCCATCCTTATCACCAGATCGAACCAGTTTTGCAAATCCGTCTTTGATTACGGTCATGTTGCGAAATGCCGGAATGACCGCACCCAGATTATAGCAACGCCATAAATAGTTCGCTCCGGTGTCTGACCATGGATCACCAATTCTGGTGGCGGGTGTTGAAAGTGATGTTAGTCTGCTCATGCTGTTAGCCTCTCATTTGCTAGTGTTGCGTTAATTGTCTTGATTCCCATTGATTCCATGATATCCAATACCGCTAGATTATCGTCAAAGAAAACCGCGTTTTTTCTCATCCACGCCATAGAGCGTTGAAGTTTTTTCGCCAGTTTTAAAATCGCCCTTCTCTTGAGTAGATCATCGGGAGTGTGATTGCCCTCTGCCCTAGAGTAAAGAAAGTCAAATTTTAAATCATTGCGTTTCAGAAATGCAAGGTCAGCGTCTTGGATAACTCTCGCAGTAATTACCGCGACAGTATCCTTTACCGAGCGCACCGAGCGCATTTTTTCAGCCAGTGGTAGAAGTGAATCCGCAAGGATTTTATCAACCGTGTTATTCTCTACCCAGTGCGCCAAGTCTAGCGACCCATCGGGTAGCGTGTTCTGGCGGTGGCTAGAGTCAATCACCGTTCCGTCAAGATCAAATATATAAAGCATAAGCGTAGCCTATTGATGCGGCAAGATTCAGAAATACCAAGTTATAGAGCCGCTTATCTATCGCTTGGATCGTTAGCAATGCGAGGCCAATTATAGAAATAATTTTTCCGGCATCAGTGTCAATGAAAGGGGGAGCGATCACCAAAGCGACCGCACCCAACCAACCAAAGGAGCGAATGAGCATCAACCGATGCTCATTAAGAGGGCTTGCAAGGAGCGCATAGACGCACCCTGTAAACCGTCAAGGCTTTCGCCTTGGAGTGAACGCTCGATTTCTCGAACGAGATCAGCCTTTGTAGGCCGATCAGAGGAAGAAGAAGAAACAGCCTTCTTCTCGTAAGTTAAGCCGAGGCTTAATGCCTTGGCTATGATGGAGCGATGGCTATAGCCAAACTCCGCAGAGAAAGATTTCGCTTTCTCAAGATTGAGAGGTTGAGCCGCGCTCATCTTCTCAATCATAGTTGGTGTGTATTTAGACATAGTAGTCTCCAAATAAATTGATTAGCCCATCTAATCAATAGCGTAATGATAACATGAGAATAGGGGGGTCTGTCAAACGATTTCGGTGTGAATATTACCAAAACCGAGCGCCCTATTTGGCATGGATTTTGCCTAGCAAAAAGCGTGCCAACCCTCGCGCTGTTCTTCTCTGATTTCATGGGGCATATTATATCACCGAGCGCGCGCCTTGTCAACCCCTAGAAGAGAGAAAGTTTGGTAATATTACCATCGCACCCTAAAAAAGCGTCACAAAATAAAAGAAAAAATCCTTATAAATCAACAGCTTAGCGCGCGGTGTCCAGGACTGTATATGGGGGGGCGGTAATGAGACTCATTCTCATCTCGCGCGCGCCGGCACCCTTTCACGTACTACTTTGGGTTTTTTCAAAACACCTTTAAAAAAATTTCTTGACTTCGTATCTCTAATTTAGTATAATCTTTCTATGTCAACATTTGAATTCAATATTGCACTAACCACAGGCGCATACCCCGATTTAGCGGGAACTTCTAGTAATAGGGCACAAATTCAAGCTGGAGATACCATACAAGTTAATATAACTATAGCAAGTTCTGTTTTATCGCAATATAATATATCAGGCGGAGTTGATTCATTAGGTGTCTCCTTAGTTAACAATCCATATGCAGGAACTTTTAATAATCAGGGAACACCTAATGGTTCCTATAGTTTTAGTTTTACTGCTGATACCTCCTGGGTAGGAAATAATTTAAATCCAATGTCTTTTTTCACAAGAAACAATGGAGCTGTAATTGGAACACAGGCCGCCGGAACATTAGTATCAGGAAGAATTTGGTGGGCAGTATACGCAGTCCCAAACCAGAGCCATGGATATTTAAATGCTGCCCCTGTAGCAGATAATACTGCATCAGAACGTCCCACCTATAATGTACAATCATCCAACATGGTAGGAACCACAGGGAATAGACAAATTGGTTATAGTACAAGTGCAAGTACTCAACCTACCTCGTTCTGGAACTGGTCAGGAGGAATATCTGGGAACACCGCCCCCACTAGAGGAGGTTGGGACTCTAATGGTGATGGTATAAAAGATGCACCTTTTTACTTCTGGGTACGATCCTCCAATTACTGGGCAACTAACCAAAGCCTGGCTACCCCTGTAGCATATACTCCGCCTTATTTAACTACAGACCTTTCAATAAGTATTACAGATGATACACTCACTTCATCCAATGGAACATGGACAGTTAATTTTACAGGTGGAGGTTCTAACGAAAATTACGCAATCGCTAATAGTGATACTTCTACTGCGAATCCTTACTATAGTTCCGGAACAACCAAAGTAGACTCAGGAGTAGGAGGTAGTAGTATTTATAATAGTAATGCATCAAATACTCCTTCGGGAACTACTACGTATTATATTTGGGGAAGTCGTACAAAAGTATCTGGAGGAAGCGGAGGACAGGGATGGAATACGACCGGGTGGGCATATACTGGACAATCATTCACAGTTGAAATGGGAGTAGATGAAACATGTGATGACCCTTCGGGAAAATGGTTTGATACAACTAGTTCTGCCGTAGACCCTAGTAATAGTGATAATGCGTTACGCACCCGCGCAAATTTTTCAGGTTTATCCGTTAATAAATATTATGTAGTTGTATACCAAGACTCAGGAGGAAATTGGCAAACTGCCAACTCGTGGTGGTCTGGCTCCACAGCTGTAGCAAAAACATTCACAGACCCATTAGCTGCCCTAGATACTCAACGTACGTACAAATTATTTAGTAATTCAAGCCAATCATTCACAAATGCGACTGATGAACTATCTTTTACTAGAACTCGTATAACTCCTGAGGTTCTAGAATCCCCGGTATCAGTAGATATAGGTGCAACGTCTTATACAGTTACACTGGGAGATACAGACGTAGGAATTACATATTATATAATGGATGGTTCAGGAACTGGAGCAAATAGTTTAGCTTCAGGAACAGCTACTGGAGACTCTTTAACTTTAACAGTGTCCTCTGGTTTACCAGGAGCTTCTGCAGGTTCAACAACTACAGTTTATGTTTGGGCTCTTTCTCCTCTAAATTGGTATCATACTACTGCCTTCGCCACCGGAGAGTCTATAGTTGTTACTAGGGTTTCTCAAGGTAGTACCGGAGGCAGTACAACTCCTGCAAACCCAGGAGATTACGGAATGATCGTTAAAAATGACGCAGGAAATATAGTTGTAGATACTACTTCTAGGTTTGGAAGAATCGTTGGAAGCGGTAGCTTAGATGACGGAAGTGGTGGTTATATTGCGGCCGGTGCTACCTCCCCACAAGTACAGGTTTCGGGCATGGATACAAGTGATAATACAGCAATGACCTGGCATATAGTAGTAACCGAGGTCGACCATACAGTTACAGGAGTAGAAGCAGACAAGCATAGTGTAACTATAGGAAGTGGATTCTTTACAATCACAAATAATTCTTACTATACTAGTAACGGACATAAGTATAAGTATGTAATAGTGAGATCGAGATGAGTAACGATTATGGGTTTATAGTAAGAAATGCCGATGGAGATACGTTACTTAGTACCCAAGATGATAATCAATTTATGTGGATTGACGATTATGTATCATCAGGAGTCACTTATTATGCAAGTGGTGCTGCTACTGTTACCGGACAATCAAGTAATACATATCAAACCCTTGACGCAATCGCTGAAGCAAAAAATAGTAATGGCACAACACATACAACTCTAGATACTACCAGCAAATTATTGTTTTTACATATCCCTGCTTCAAGTATAATTGATGATACACAAAGTAATGCACATAAGTGGGGTGATGGTACTAGCCCTAATTATAAAGGAGGCGCTTTTTATACCGGAGGCAAGCTATTTGGAGTTAGTGGAAATATAAACTGGATGTCTCCAAGAATAATGAATAATTTTACTGGAGCAATGTCAGGATATGGAATAAATGTATTTAACTCAAACGGAGCAGCCCAGGCAAATCTAATATGGAGTTCCAATGCACAAGGACATTTGGATATTGTAGCAGCCGGTAAGTTTGATAGTATTGGCAATAATCTATGGATAGACTATACTTTTAATGCAAGTACTGATTATTATGTATTAGTTAACCAAGCAACGTATTGGACAGGCGGTGCCTGGTCTCTTGCTTACAGAGCCGGAGTAGAATTCTATTATGGTAGTGATGGTAATTCTACAGGTGGAAATGTCAGAATAAGAATTATAAATAGTGGTAATAGTCCTAGCTCTGGAATGGGTGGGATTGCTAAAATTGTAAGTGGACGTATGTCAGGGACCGGAGACGTTTGGTTTGCGGGTATTGGAACAGGCTGGTATATGATTGTAAAGAAAAGAGTATAGGAGATAACTATGGGTGATTTTGCATTAGTAGACGAACAAACCGGACACGTCAGTCAAATTGTAACATTTGGTAATAAAGCAGATGTTGAAGAAGCAGGGTATTTAAAAGGCACTAATTTACAAGTAATAGATTTACCTACTAATTATAATGCCGCACAAATTATTAATACTAGCTATTATGACCATGATGATAACGAGTTTAAAACCAAGCCAGAGAAACCTATTGGTTTTTATGAATGGACAATAAATAAAAAGTGGGAGATTGATAGAACCACGTTAATGCTAAGAGTAAGAGCAGAACGGGATGATCTACTTTACCAATCTGACTGGACACAATTAGCAGATAGTCCTTTCTCAGACTCTAAAAAAGCAGAATGGGCTACATACCGACAAGCATTGCGTGATATGCCGGCAGGCGTATCTGAAGAAGCAGATGGACTAGAAGGATTAAACTGGCCTACGAAACCATCATAGAAAAAAATTTCTTGACATTCAACTCTTTTGAGGTTATAATTCTCTCATGGCTAAAGAAGTAACAACAATTTCTCCGGAAGGACTGGAAGTAGCTAACTCTTATCTACAATTCGGAAACATTCGGGGAGTTTGCGACCAACTACAGGTCGAGGAGAAAAAGGTAGTAGATATACTAAATAAACGTGAAGTAAAGAAATATATCGACACGGTTTATTTGGACATGGGGTATAGAAACAAAAATAACATTGCGTCTCTCTTAGATGAGATGATACAATCAAAGCTCGAAGAAGCACAAGAAAGTGGTGTGTATTCCAGCAAAGACTTGGCTGACCTATTGCAGATGGCACACAAAATGAGAATGGATGAAATAAAAGCTCAGGCAGAGCTGGAAAAAGCATCCGCGTCTAGTATCAAAAATCAAACTAATGTTCAGATTAATGAAGGCGTTCCATTTGGGCAAGGCAATTACGGCAAGTTAATGGACAAACTTCTAAATGGGGCACATTGATTATAACGATATACACAGTCGTTTAGTAGCACATGAAGCAACTTGCGAAGAGCGATGGAAGACTATTTTTCATAGAATGGAGGAGCTAGAAGGAAAAATTGATAGATTACAGTTCATGTTGTTGGGAGCGACTGGAACAGTAGTTATCTTTTTAGCAGGAATAATACTCACGTTACTAGATAAGTAACACGTTCCCCGAGAACGGAGACAAATTGTGGAGCCAATAACCGTTGCTGTGACGGCATTTAGTGCTGTTAAAGCAGGAATTAAAGCCGGTCGTGAATTACAAGACATGGCAGGAGACCTGGGAAAACTATGGGGTGGTTTAGATACCGCTCGAGCTTCTCACAACCAGAAACGAACTAAAGCAATGCGGAATGAGTTTGTATCTGTTGAGGAAGAAGCTTTAAAAACCTTTGCAGCCAAACGTAAAGCAGACGAAATTGAAAAAGAATTACACGAATTTATAGTCTATACGTTAGGTGGGGAAGCTTGGAACGAATTGATTGCCCTTCGGGGTAAAATAAGGAAAGAGCGACAACAGGCAGCCAGAGAGGCTGAACTAAAAGCTCGAAGAAACATGGAAATAGCCGCCGTACTAGCTACTGTTGTAATTGGAGTAGGTTTATTATGGATGGCAGTCTATTACCTAGTTATACAGTAGGAGATTATTATGTGTGAAGTCTGTCTCTGTATCCCTTGCAGGTGTACTCATACCTTATTGGAGTGTACTTATGCCTAAAGGAATTGGATACGGTAAAAAACGGAAGAAGAAGCGTGGCAAGAAAAAGAAGTAAAAAAGACCCGCGTTTAAAAAGAGCAGGGGTTAAAGGTTTTAATAAACCAAAGCGTACGCCTTCTCACCCTAAAAAATCCCATATTGTTGTAGCAAAAGTTGGGAGTAAAATTAAGACTATTCGTTTTGGTCAGCAAGGTGCTAAAACCGCTGGTAAGCCAAAGAAAGGCGAAAGTCAAGCAATGAAGAAAAAGCGCGCGAGTTTTAAAGCTCGACACGCTAAAAACATTGCAAAAGGAAAAATGAGTGCGGCGTACTGGGCAAACAAAGTCAAGTGGTAGAGATTACATCGTAATGAGGCAAGCTCAACTCTCAGAAGACCGAGATAAAGCTTCCAAAGACTACGATAAGCAGTGGTATACTCGCCTAATACAAGAATTAGACTGGGCGCAGCAAGCCATGAATAAAACATATACAGGTAACTGCTATATGGAAGGAGGAACATATGAGTGAGTATGACAGCAGATTTTCAGGAGATATGAGTCGTAATGAAGTTGAACTCGATCTTAATAAGTTTATGGAGCTTCTCCAAGAAAAGTCTGCACTAAAGGATCGTATTCGAGAATTAGAAGATGTTGCGAATAACAATCCTTGGCAAAAAGTCATATTTATGGCACAAGCTGTAGACGCATGGAGAATATTCCCAAGAGTATTTTTAAGTGTATATATTTTCTTACTGTACTACAGTACTATGTGGTTCATGGCATTACCAGAGCCTAGCTTAGAACAATCCGGACTTATTTCAATAATAGTAGGTGCCGGTGCTGCTTGGTTTGGCTTGTATGCAGGAACTAGTAAAGGAAAAACAGACCACTAGAGGTACAAATGGCAATAGAAATTAGCAGGAGAGATATAGTCTCCGAGCAAATTTTAGATTTACAATCTGAGACGAGGTTTCTTAAATTACCAGTAGATCCATATTTGGAACTGCTCGGCGTTGAGCCTCTTGCATCGCAAAAGGCTATCATAAACGCGATAAATAATCCGAAATACCGTTTTGTATGTGCGGCAGTTTCAAGGAGACAGGGTAAAACCTATATCGCAAATATAATTGGGCAGCTAGTTTCACTAGTGCCCAATTCTAACATACTAATAATGTCCCCCAACTATGCCTTGTCTCAGATTTCTTTTGATTTGCAAAGAAATCTGATCAAGCATTTTGATTTAGAGGTTGCAAAAGATAATGCAAAAGATAAGGTTATTGAACTTACAAACGGTTCAACAATACGCATGGGTTCTGTTAATCAAGTTGATAGTTGTGTCGGTAGGAGTTACGACCTTATCATCTTTGATGAGGCCGCTTTGGCTGATGGAAGAGACGCCTTCAATGTTGCCCTTCGTCCGACACTCGATAAAGATAACTCAAAAGCCATCTTTATAAGTACACCAAGAGGGAAGAACAACTGGTTCTCCGAGTTTTTCTACAGAGGATTTCAAGATGATTTTGAAGAATGGGCATCTATACGAGCAACTTATAAGGATAATCCTCGCATGTCTGAAAGCGATATTGCGGAAGCTAGAAAATCTATGTCCGACGCCGAATTTAGACAAGAGTATGAAGCCGACTTCAATACTTATGAAGGTCAAATCTGGAACTTTAACCACGAGGAATGTATAGGTAATTTTAGCGAACTAGATACTTCTAAAATGGATATGTTTGCAGGTCTTGACGTAGGTTATAGAGATCCTACTGCTTTCTGTGTTGTAGGATATGATTGGGATGAAGAAAAGTACTACTTAGTAGATGAATATTTAGACGCTGAAAAAACTACTGAGCATCATGCTAAAGAAATACAAGACATGATTGAAAAATGGAAAATAGATTATATCTATATTGACTCCGCAGCTCAGCAAACTCGTTTTGACTTTGCTCAAAATTATGATATTTCTACTATTAATGCTAAGAAAAGTGTACTTGATGGAATAGCACACGTCGCAGGAATAGTAGATAATGATACTTTGTTAGTAGAGCAAACCTGTGCAGAAACATTAGCAGCATTAGATCAATATCAATGGGATCCAAACCCAAATCTGGCTCGTGAGAAACCGAAACATAATCGTGCTTCGCACATGTCAGATGCCCTCAGATATGCATTGTATTCATTTGAAACGTCTGCAACAAGTTTTTAGGAGACCTCTGAAAAATAATGTTTGACATAGTATCTCAAACTCGATATAATTCTGATATTGAAAATAGAAGTTTTAAAACCCAATGGCCGAATTAAAACGAGATATAGTAAAATATATCCGAGATAGAGCGAAGAATAAGTACGAAAAGGGCTCGGAATGCTATATCTGTGGTGCTGAAGTCAAACTAGATTTTCACCATTATTACAGCTTAGCACCTCTCATTCATAACTGGATGAAAAAGACCGGACACGACCCTAAATATATTCTTTCAATTCGGGATGACTTTATAGAAGAGCATTGGGCAGAATTATATGAGCACACTGTCACTTTGTGCTATGGACATCATAAGCAACTGCATAAAGTATATGGCCGCAACCCCGCATTAACAACAGCAAAGAAACAAATGCGCTGGGTACAGATTCAAAGAGATAAACATGGCATGGTATGACAGATTCTTTCGTACGGAAGATACAGAAGAAAAATTAAATACTTCTCAACACCTTTTAGGTGGCTCCTCCGAAACTACTAGAGAGCCTACTACTAGTTATGAGAGACAGTACGAAGAGTTAGAGATTGTTAATCGCGCGGTTAACATGATTGTTGACGATGCTGCTGAAATACCCTCTATAATTTCGGGGTCTGCAAAACTTCCCGGTATTATAAAAGGAATTAAACGAGCAAAAGTAGATACCCTTCTAAACTATGAACCGAATCTGTTTCAAGACATTAATACATTTAAAAGGAATCTTGTAACAGACTTTATACTAGACGGTAATATTTTTGTTTATTTTGATGGAGTACATTTATACCATCTTCCATCAAGTAAAATGGCGATACATGCTAGTAAAGATACTTATGTGGAGCGCTATACATTCTCACAGGAAATAGATTATTCTCCTAAAGAAATTATACATATTAAAGAGAACTCTTTTTATTCTATTTATAGAGGAGTTCCCCGCCTAAGCCCTGCCTTAAGAACAATGCAACTTATGGCAGCCATGAGAAAATTCCAAGATAACTTCTTTAAAAATGGAGCCGTTCCAGGACTAGTCCTAAAAAGTCCAAATACTCTCTCAGAAAAAATAAAGGAACGAATGATACAATCTTGGGGTGCTCGATATAAGCCAGAAGCAGGCGGACGAAGACCACTTATTTTAGATGGTGGCATAGAAGTTGATAATCTGACAAATGTTAATTTTAAAGAGTTGGATTTCCAAAGCGCAATAACAGAAAACGAAAAGATAATACTGAAGGCGCTAGGCGTACCTCCAATTATGTTAGATTCAGGAAACAATGCCAACATTAGACCAAATATGCGATTGTACTACTTAGAGACTATACTACCTATAGTACGAAAAATTAATTTTGCATTTGAAAGATTTTTTGGATTTACAATTAAAGAAGATGTTACCGATATACCGGCTCTTCAACCAGAATTACGAGACCAATCTCAGTATTACACCTCATTAGTAAATGGTGGAATTATAACTGTAAATGAGGCTAGAGAACAGTTAGGCTTCGAGCCTGTAGATGGACAAGATGATGTAAGAATTCCAGCAAACATAGCTGGAAGTGCTGCAAACCCAGATGAAGGTGGAAGGCCTGTAGAAGAAACCGAGGAAGAGGAAGAATAATGGCAGGTAGTTCAAAACAAAAGAAACAAATGGCAACAACTATGGCTATGTACTTTGCGGAAGCAGGATACGTAGCTTCGCCAAAAGAATTTGCGGGGGATGAAAATCGGCCCCCAATGATAAAGATTCCAACTATTAAAAAGATATTTGGATCTTGGTCTCTTATGGAAAAATTTACGAGATCATTCTGTCCTGAGCTTATGCGAGGACTAACCGATAAAAAGCCTAAAGTAGAGGAGCCGACGCCAAAAGCAGAAGTAAACCCTCTAGAAGAATTACAGGCAAAGACCGCTAGTCCAGCGGAAGATGAGGGAGTAGATGGAAAAGATATTTAATCTCACGTCCACTTTTAAATCAGAAGCACAAGAAGATGGTAGTGTTATGATTCGTGGTATGGCCAGTACAACTGAATTTGATCGCGCGGGCGATTCTATTTCAGCTGATGCTTGGACGAAGGGTGGATTAAATAATTTTGAAAAGAATCCCATAATTCTTTTTAATCACGACTATAGCAGGCCTATCGGTCGAGCTAAAAAAGTCACGGCAACTGATGATGGTTTACACTTAGAAGCTAAAATAAGTAAATCAGCAGGTGATGTTGCTGAGCTAGTTAAAGACGGTGTCCTTGGAGCCTTTTCTGTTGGTTTTCGAGTCAAGGATGCTGATTATGTAGAGGAAACCGACGGATTAAGGATAAAGGACGCTGAGTTGTTTGAGGTATCGGTAGTATCTGTACCTTGCAATCAAGCAGCTACTTTTTCACTGGCGAAGTCCTTCGACTCTAAATCAGAGTACGAAGATTTCAAAAAAACTTTCACTAATAGTGACGGGGCGCAAGTCCAAAAGGAGATACAAATGTCTGAAGAGACAAATCAACCCGTTGACTTGGAAGCTTTTGCTAAAAAAGTAGCTGAGGAAACTGCTGCTAAAATTGCAATGAAGCAAGCCGAGCAAAAAGCAGCCGAAGAGGCTGTACAAAAAGAAGTTGAGGAAAAAGCTGCTGCTGATGCAGAAGCTAAAGCTCAACAAGAAGAAGAAGTTAAGAGTGCTGTTGTAACTGCCGTTGAGTCAGGTACAGAGCGACTACTTAAGGATGTCGAAGCTCAAATAGCTGAGAAAGATGCTCAAATGGACGAAGTCCTGAAGAAGCATGAAGCGGATCTCAAAGAGAAATCTGAAGAGATTGAGAAGATGCGCGATTCAAAGCGTGTTTTTGAAAATCGTGGACGTAGTGACATGGCTTCTCATAAAAAGGAGCTACTCCAAGCTCATATACTTGGAAAAGTTACTCGAAAAGGTTGGGATACTAACTACGGTAAGGATATCCTCCAAAAAGCAGGCGTTACCTACGATGCTACCAGTGCAGCTGGTATCGACGTAAGTGTTTCTCAAGCTTTTGAAGAAGAAGTACGACTTGAGCAAAAAGTCGCGCCTCTTTTCCGAGAAATACAAGTGGCTTCTGGTGCAACTGTACTACCAATTGCTCCTGATACTGAGGACGCCAACTGGAATGCAACTGGTCTAGAGACTACTGCTAACTTGTTGGAAGAGTCAGGTGCAAGCGATAATAACTATAACGTTAATCGCGTATTGTTACAAGCGTTCAGACTAATCTCTGGTACGTTCATAGCGAACGATACAGACGAGCAAGTTGTTATAAGCGTTCTGCCTATAATTACTTCAGCTCTTGCACGTGCACATGCGAAAGCAATCGACGGAGCAATCCTCAAAGGTAATTCATCCTTTGCAGGTCTCGTAGGTGGAGCTGGTACTGACGGCGGTGGATCTTTCCTCGCTGCTGACTCCGCTCTCGTAGCCGATCCTGATGCATCTGGTACTTCCGATGCGATCACAGGTGCAAACTTGCTTTCAATTCGATCAGAAATGGGCAAGTATGGTGTCAACCCCAACGATGTAGCATACATTGTAGGTATTGACCAGTACTACAACTTAATTAGCGATGCTGCCTTCTCTGACGTTTCAGAAGTTGGTTCAGACACCGCAATGAAGTTAATCGGTGCGGTAGGAAGCATGTACGGATCACCCGTAGTTGCTACTGATGCACTTGCTCAAGGCACCAAAGAAACTGGAGCCTTCACAGGTACAGCTGCTTGCGCAGTTAACGTACGTAACTATGTTATCCCCCGACTGAAGGGTGTTAGCATTGAGACTGACTACGAAGTAGCTGGTCAGCGTACGGCCATTGTTGCAGCACAATCACTCGGATTCAACGAGTTAGTTGCTGGCGTAACAAACAATGAGCCTTCTGTTAGAATCGAGTATCAGTAAAAACTGATACCCTTAATTAGAATTACAATAGTGATTCTAGTAACTCGGGGGAGGCAACCCCTCCCCCAAGTTTTTAAAAATTGACTTATGGCAGATTTAATAACTTTACAAACATATAAAGATGCAGAGGGTTTAAGTACTCCTAAAGAAGACTTGCGAATCAATGCGTTGATTCCCTCCGTTAGTCAATTAGTAAAAACTTATTGTGCTAATAGCTTTGTTGACTACTATTCGTCAGCAAAAACAGAGATTATTAATGTTGATTGGGGAACTCATATTGTACAACTAACAGAGAGCCCAGTCAACAGTATTACTAGCGTACAAGAGCGCACATCCTATAGTGGCGCTTACACTACACTAACAACAGGGGCATATGAATACTACTTAGAATCTAGTACTGATAGTGTTCTTAGAACTACTTCGGCAGGATATAAAAACTGGCCTACAGGTGTAGGAGCCGTTAAAGTAGTCTATACTGCAGGTTGGAGTGCAGTCCCAAAAGATTTAGAATTAGCAGTAATTGATTTAGTTACCTACTACTTGAAAGATGAACATAAAGAAAGACGTGTTCTTGGAGGAGCAAGTATACAAAACTCTTCCAGTAGTACCCAAAGTGATAATGTTGCTTTTCCAGACCACATTAAGAGAGTCTTAGACTTATATAAGAATTTCTAATGGCAACGATGTATACAAAATCCTTAGATCAATTAATCAAGCATATGTCGTCCGGAAATTTTATCCGAGCAAAGTATATTCGAAGAGGTATTGATAGGCAAAAAGAAGCAGTAAACTGGTTGCAATTAGATAGAGAGTATATGCAAAGATTTAATGCCCTTAAAAAAGTTGTAGAAGCCTCTGATAAAAAAGAGACACAAATGGTAAAATTTGAGGGAGAAGAATTCGGAGAGTTTTCGGGAAAACGTTTGAAGATGAGTAAAGCAAGAAGATTTATACATACAGTAGAAGATACAGAAGGTAAAGGCCCAAAAGATCGTTTAACTTTTAGAGAATTAAGTGAGACGGTTTTACCTAAGATTTATTCAGAGCTTAAGGATATAAAAGAAATGGGTCATAAGGATATAAGTATTTTAAGAGGTACAATGGCTATGGTTTTAAATGACCCAGAAATGCGTAAGCCTGAAAATGTTAAAAAGAGACAAGCACTCAAAGCTATGTATGTAACTCTTGAAGAATTGGATAAAGTAACAGATCCAAATATGATACAAGATCCTACGAATCCTGACATGGGTAGTTTAGAAAGATTGCTTTCTGGTCAGACAGTTCAAGATATTCTTACTTCTGATTATAGTATAGAAGCAAGTGCACAAATAGCAGTAGGAGCTTTTACGGGTATTGAGGGCAGAGTAACTTTTGAACTAGAAAATGAAAAACTAAATCAATTAAAAGGCCATGTTGCTAGGAAAATGGGGGATGTTTTAAAAGGTGTAATTGAAAGCGACCCAAGAGAGTTTGAAAAACTATATAAAAACCTTGATATTTCGAGATTAAGAGGCTCCAAAAACATATTAGAAAGAGTAGGAGATCAAGTAACTCATGTTTTAGACCCAAAGAGAAGGGGGAAGCCTAAACTATCTGTTCTTAAACCGAAGCCCTCTTCCGGAAGAGTTAGAAAAGGCAAGGCAGTAAAGAAAAAATCAAAGTCATCTAGTTTGACGGCTATCAAGTTACAATCAAGAAAGAAACATAAAGCAAGAGCAAGCAACGTTTCTTTAGTAAATATCTTAGGGATAATTAATGCTCGATTACCTGAGAAAGTTGCAACAAATATGCGGTCCCCAGGTCTTGAAAATAGAACGGGACGATTTGCTGGCAGTGCACGAGCTGTAGATATTAATGTAACACCTCAAGGGTACCCTAGTATTGGATATACTTATATGAAGAATCCATATCAAGTTTTTGAAACAACAAGTGGTACTAGGTTTTCTAGTTCGGAGAGAGACCCTAGAACCCTAATAGGACGCTCCATAAGAGAGATAGCTTTAGAATCAGGAATAACGAGATTATTTACTAGGAGGGTTTAATGACTGCAAGAACATACGCATCAAGAAGAGCCCAAATAATAAGTGCATTAGTTACTAAGTTAAAAACAATAGACGGACAAGGATCCTTTCTCACAGATGTAGGAGAGAATGTTCATCCTAGGTTAAAATTCTGGGACGAAGTAGATGAATTCCCAGCAATACATTTAAATGCTGGAGCGGAAACTAGAGAGTACCGATCAGCAGGAGTTAGAGATAGATTTTTAACCGTTACTATTAGGTGCTATGTTCAAGATGAAGATGCTCAAGAGGCTTTGAACGAGCTAATGGAAGATGTTGAAACAGTTGTTGAAGATAACTCACGACTTACGTATACGGATAAACAAAATAATGTCCATTATACACAACAAATCACAGTTGTCAGTATTGATACTGATGAAGGTGTACTCGAACCGCTAGGTGTTGGCGAGATACTTATAGAGGTTCGTTATTAGAAAATTCTGGCACGAATAAATATTCACGACCAGTCTTTTCAGGATCATAGGAGAATATACTATGGCAGAATATTTACACTATAGTAGAGACTCGCGACTCTACATGGAAAAAGACGGATATCTCTGGTCGATTCCGGTGCTTGATGGATTTAGTTTCTCTCAGGCAACGAACGCATCAGAAATAACGTTGAACGAGATGGAGGACTCTACCGGTAAATCACGTAGAGGTCGTAAAATGTTTACTGACTCTCTATCCGCGGCAGAATGGTCTTTTAGTACTTATATTAGACCTTTTAAATCTGCAGGATGCTCAGGAGACCTAGATGGTGGTGCTGTTGGAGCAGCAGGAGCAGCGGGCGGGTCTAAAAAGGGTATCGCAGATAGTACTGCGAATACTCATCACGCTGTTGAAGAAGCCCTTTGGGTTGCAATGGCAGGTAAGAATACTTATACAGCAACTACTGGACGTTGGGCGGCTCCTTCAGCAAGTGGTGGTGCAATTTCCTCGTTCACTCTTGGTGGAACAACCGAAGGTAATGGAGGTACAGCTAGTACTACTCCTTACACTTTTACAGTAAGTAACAGTACTCTCGGAGGTAGTACAACAGGGGCAAGCACAAATAGTACAAACGGAGCAAATGCAGTTATAAGTCTTACTTTAACTGATGATGGTTCTGATGCAGATGTTACTGCAACTATCTCAGAAAGAGGAATTGGCTGGGTTACTGGTGATGTAATTACAATCACAGGCGCTTCTCTTGGTGGTAGTACTACTGCTGATAATGTAACTCTTACAGTGACTTCAACAAGTGCAGCAGCAGACACAACGGATCTCGATATTAACTTTTATGACTCCAGCCGTGCAGCATTAGGTACATTTAACTTATACTATGTATTTAGTGATAGAACTGATGGACGATTGCTTTATAAGTTAGAAAATGCGGTTGTTAATGAGGCTTCGATTGACTTTGATATTGATGGTATAGCAGCAGTTAACTGGTCAGGAATGGCGGGCCAGATTAAGGAAGTACAAGAAGATACTACCGATGCAAATACGATAACGGCAGGAATGTATCATGCAGATAATACTTCTCCTGTATCTGGTTCTCATGGAGCAGGGGCAATATGGATTGATACTAATGATAGTGACCGATTCTACATTAACCCAACTGCAGGAAATAACTGGTGGGCAGCTATTGATGAAGGTACTACTGATACTGGAAACTTTATCCGTAACCGACTAACCCAGCTAACACTAGCGCCTGAGAGTACTTTCCAGAGTTCTACAACGTTTACAAACGCTGCAGGAGCTTCTGATACTTATGAGACTAGTTACTCAGTGGCATTAACAGGCGGAAACGTTACTATTAGTAACAATATTTCTTATCTAACTCCAGAAGAACTAGGTAAGGTTAACCAGCCGATCGAGCACGTTACTGGAACACGAACTATCACGGGAAGTGCAACTTGTTATTTAGCAAGTTCAGACGCTGCCACTAACCGTAGCCGGGACTTGTTTGCGGACTTAGTATCAGACGTTAATACTGTTATTAACAAATTTGCAATTACATTGCAAGTTGGCGGAACGGATACTACGAAACCTCGCTTTGAAATTTCATTGCCTACCGCACACTTAGAAATACCAAGCCACTCTGTAGAAGATGTGATTTCTCTTGAAACCAACTTCCACGGGCTAGGTACAGGTGCTAGTGAAGGAGACGAAGTAACACTTAAATATATAGGTGTATAAATAACTCCTAAAAAATAATTCTTGACATTTATGGTGTTTTGAAATATAATATAGGGTAAAGATTAGGGGGTCTTTTTGACCCCCTTCTTATATGAAGAGCTAAAATGGCAAATTTTACTTATAAAAAAGAAGAGGTAAAAGTATATGTTGTATACAACAGCCTTAAATATAGAATAGATATAAGTGAGATAAACTTCAATCAAACATTTAAAGAAAATAGTTATAGTGTAAAAACGCTTCATGACCAGAACTATTTTGAAGATTCGGTAATTAATCAGGCAACTGCTGCAAAGTTTTCTTTTAATACTCCGATTCTACAAGAAGCAACAAATAGGGTAGTATTTGATAGACTCCTTGATGTTGCAACTTTTGATTTATACATTTCTGGAAAGCATGATGCTTGGAAGCTAGAAAAATGCGGTATTACTTCAGGGTCGTTCGTGATCGAGGGATCAAAACCTCTAAGATTATCCGTAGAAGGCGAAGCATCAAAGCTATCACGTTTTACTGGTACTATACCGGGTACTTTACAAAATACAGGTATTACTACTAGTACTTATTTGCTATCAAAGTTTACTACTTTGAGTATAGGAACTGCAACGGTTTCGCCTCTTAAGGTATCTATCGAACTTCAAAATGAAGTACGATGGAATAGGTATACTACAGTTAATGGAGCAATTACTGCAACAAATGCTTCTAATTCAATGTATCCTTCTTCTTTCACATTAATGAAGAAAATTCTTGGAGGTTCAATAGAGTTATATTTAGCAGATGATTCTTCAAGCATGCTAACTTGGAACAGTGATACATCAATAAGAATAAAAGTAGGTACTACTACAGGGACTTTTTACGGTCTTGATTTTAATTTAGCAAATTGTTCATTTACGAACAGAATGAAATCCGGTAATGTTTTTACTGAAGAATATAACTGGAGAATGATACAAAACCCTACGGCGTTAAGTGATGTCGTAACTTATACCACAACATAGGAGTATGTGATTTTATGGAACTAAAAAAATTAATGGTGGATAGTAAAGCCGCCTGGATTGATTTTCCTGGGCTAAACGGCTTCTCAGTAGAAGTTGTAAATCTTTCTAGAAAAGAGCTCACTGGAATAAGAAAAAAATGTACAACAAATAAATTTGATAGAAGAACTCGCCAACTTACTGAATCTCTTGATGAGGATAAGTTTGTTGAAGAGTTTGCATCAAAAAGTATTAAAAATTGGAGAGGATTAAAATTAAAATATGTAGAATCTCTTCTTTTAATTGATGCAGCGAATGAAGACCCAGAAAAAGAACTCCCTTATAGCAAGGATAATTGTGAAACTTTAGTTCAAAACTCAAATGAATTTGATACATGGCTCAACGAGGTAGTCTTTGATCTAGATAACTTTCGTAAAGAACCAACAACAGGAAGTGATAAACCGACTGGAAAAACTGTACAAAAATCTTGATACAGGGTTAACTAGAGATCGTTATTTTGAAATGCAAGAACAAATGGGAGTTGAACCCAAAGAGGAAGACGTTCCTCCTGACTGGGAGGATTTTCCAGAAATTGTTATTGATGCAGTAAATACTTTTAATCAACTAGGAGATAGAGCATACCCTGATATTGGATATATAGGAAAAGATTATACAAATTTACATCTATTTATTGAATTATACGATATTACAGATAAAGAATTTTTTATAAACGTTTTAACTTGGTTAGATTCAAGAGCTATAAAAAAATCCCAAGATCAATTAAAACGAGAGCATGAAAAGCTAAAGAGGAAAAACTCTAGTGGCCGGTAACGAAATTAAATTAAGTATAAGAGTAGATGACAATGGTAGTCTTTCTATTGTAGGTCAAGAAGCAGAAGCAGCCTCTGATAAATTAGGTAATGTTACTGATGCTTCCGATAAAGCAGGAAAAAGCCAAAATACTTTAAGAAGAAATTTACATGGTACTGCTAAGATGACTTCTAACAGTACTAAAGGTTTTGCTAAAATGTCTCAAGGCATAACCGGCGGGTTAGTTCCTGCGTACGCAGTTTTAGCTTCGAACATATTCGCTCTTTCAGCCGCTTTTAACTTTCTGAAAAGGGCTGCTGATGTGCAAATTCTTGAAGAATCCCAGATTAAATTTGCACAAAATAGTGGAATCGCCTTAGCTTCAATTACACAAAGATTAAGAGAAGCAAGTGATGGTATGCTTGGTTTTAAAGAGGCTGGACAGGCGGCAGCTATAGGTCTTGCTAAAGGCTTTACTCCTCAACAATTAGAAGCTCTCGCTGTAGGAGCGAGAAAAGCCTCTACAGCACTTGGAAGAGATTTTGAAGACTCTTTTGATAGATTAATCAGAGGTGCTTCTAAAGCAGAGCCGGAATTACTAGATGAACTAGGTATTACTCTTCGTCTTGAAGAAGCCACAGAAAATTATGCCAGAGCCATAGGTAAGAATAGAGACGAATTAAATTCTTATCAACGTAGTCAAGCAGTATTAATTGAAACCCAACGACAATTAAATAAAAATTTCGGGGATTTTGAGGCTGCTACTAATCCTTTTGTAAAACTCTCAAAAACGTTTGAAGATATTATTAAAAAGGTTACTCAATTTTTCCTCCCTATATTTACCGCTCTAGCTGATATAATAAGTCGAAGTGCTCTTGCTGCTGTGGCTGTTTTTGCCGCTATTGGTATTGCGATTTTTAAAGCAATGGTTCCTATGGATGGATTTAGAGAACGAGTTAAAAAAATGGGGGAGGAATCTAAAACAGCACATCAAGAATCTAAGGAAGCATTAAGTGCTTATATTGCTAAAATGAAAGAGGCGGCAGCACAAGCCGCAGCTACACAAAAGAAAGGAAAAGCAGGAATGCAAACTGGAGCAGCGGCAATGGTTGCTTCAGGAAGTAAAAATAAAACACTACAAAAAGTAGCTTCGGGAGAGACTTTAAGTGGTCTTGATAAGCATAATATTGCTAAAGCTATAAAATCGGCGGAAACCCAATATAAAAAGCATGGTGAAGTTAGAAACGGCATGTTTCAAGGTCAAAATATCAAGATGGTTAGAGATTTTGATAAAAGTATGAAAATGATGACTGTTAGTGGGGGGCGATCCTTTAAAAGAATAGCTGCCTCTGGAAAAACTGCCGCTATGGCGGTAGTAGTGTCTATGAAGTGGATGGGAGTTCAAAGTAAAGCAGCATTAATAGGAATGGCAAAAGCCGCAGACTGGCTTGGTGGAAAACTAAGCAAACTTATTAGTATAGCTAGTGGTATTGGAATCGCTGTAATGTTATATGAAATGGGGAAACAAATAGCAGAAAATATATACAGTATTGGATTAATGTTCTCCAAAGTACTAGATAGTATTCTGAACTTTATAGCCCCTTTTGTTAATATGACAGTTAAGTGGTTCCTTGGAATGGTAGATGAAATTATTGATGCTTGGAACTGGTTAAAAACATCAGTCGCAAAGATAGTTAATAAGATAGCTAGTGGTATTGCTGATGGTTTATCGGCTGCAATTAATAAAGTTATTGATGGCGTAAATGCTGTTATTGCTGGCGTGAATATGCTTCCAGGCTGGAAAGATGACCCTATTAGTCCAATTAATAATGTTGATTTTGCAAAGAGTCTTACACTGATGGACGAATCCACAAAGGCCGCTAGTAATTTGGCCGCTTCTTACGAAGAAGTAAACGAATCAGGCGATAGAATGGAACAAATGTATAAAAACACTATAGGTGGAGCTTTATACAAATTTCAGGAAGGCATGAAAAGAGATAAAAGAAACAATGCGAATTTAAAAGAATATAATGATCTATTGGAAACGTCCGCGATGGATCTTAATAACATAATAGATGCTAGAAATATGGAAACAGATGCTGTCAAAAAGCAAAGAATTGCTTTCTCAGGTTTAGTATCTCTAGGTATTCCCGACCTTTATGCAAAAATTAATGCTCAGTCGACAAGGGTTGTTACTCAATTAGATGGAACAAAGAAAAAAGTAAAAGAATATATCATGTCAGAAGAAGGCAGGGTAGAAGCTTTAGAAAACTTGAAATTAATGCTGGGAGATATTACAGAGCTTTCTCCCAAAATGGGTGAAGCTTTATCAAAAGCCACTTTAGATAGTGACGCAGGATTAGTAGAATTAGCTACAAAGGTTAAGAATGCAAATACTCAATTAAAAGCTTTTGAGGAAGGCTTAACAGGTGTAAAACAAGAAGTAAAAGAAAGCATTAGTTCAGGTAGCTTTAGAGATGCCTTTTATGCATTGAAGCAGTTAAAGGATTCGGCTACTGAAGCTGGAACCGCTATATCTGATTTAACTAATGATAAAAAGCAAAAAGCTCTTGCCGATTTACTAGACAAATTCAAAGAAATGTTTGGCCCAGATATGAATGCGGACGAGTTATTAGAAAATTTAGAAAAAATTGTAGCAGCAACGAATAGGATAGAGATACTAGAACAAACTGCCGCTGCTACAACAGGCAAAAGAAGAACGCTATCAGAAGCATTAGCTGCGCTAGAGAAGAATAGACTTAAAATTTCGGAAAAAGAACTTCAACTTAAAACCGAGTCGGATAAAGGCAAAAAAGAAGAGCTACGAAATGAATTAGAGATACTCAAGACGTTAGAACGGCAGCACGAGCTTAGAAAGAATATGGCTTTTCAAGGTATGTATGAGTCATATGGTGCTGGTCCCGAAATAGGACAAATACAAGCTACCTTCTTAAATTTATCCACCACTCTATCTCCGTTAGCAAAAAGATATGCTGAGTTGAACGAGAAAAAGAGAGAAGGCATTGAATTAACAAAAGAAGAGCAAAAAGAACTAGATCGGCTAAAACTTCAGATGATGGGAATGGCTACGACTGGTTTTGGTGAGTTTTTATCAACTATTGGGCAAAGTTTAAAAGCATTAGGTCCCGAAGGCGAGTATATGGCGGGAATACTAAACTCAACCGGACAATTAATTAGTATTACTGGCGTTTTCATGGAACAACTCGCGAGTGGTATGGAGAAGTGGACAGAAAAACTTTCTGCAGGGTTACAGTTTGCTAGTGGTATGTTATCTGTTATTCAGGGAATATTAAATGCCCAGTCTCAGCAGAGAATTAAACAAATCGATAAAGAGATTGCCGCAGAAAAGAAAAGAGATGGAAAATCTAAAGAGAGCCTTGCAAAAATACAAGCTTTAGAAGCAAAAAAAGAACAGCAAAAGAAAAAAGCTTTTGAAATGAATAAAAAAATGGTTATGGCTCAGATAGTTCTGCAAACAGCCCTCGGTATGATATCTGCTTTTGCATCTGGTATGATGTTGGGTCCGATTTTGGGTCCACCTGCTGCCGCAGCATTTGTAGCTATGGTTGCTGCTATGGGTGCGGCCACTCTAGCAATTGCAGCTGGAATGAGTTATCAAGGAGGAGGTGGCAGTGCTGATGCTCCAACACCCACAGCAAGCGTTGCCACAGGCCAGAGAAAATCAACAGTAGATATAGCCAAATCTCAGTCAGCAGCAGGAGAATTATCCTATTTACGTGGAGAACAAGGAGTAGGAGGCCCGGAAAACTTCCGAGGAGCGTTCTATGGAGTGAAACATAGAGCAGAAGGAGGTCCTGTAGGTTATGTAGTTGGCGAGCAGGGTCCAGAACTATTTATGCCCAATCAAGCAGGAGCAATCGTTCCAAACGATGATATAGCAGAAATTGGGGGCGGTACAAACGTAACTTTCAATATTAGTACTATTGATGCATCAGGAGTTGAAGATGTTTTAACACAACAGCAAGGAAACATAATTGGAATGATACGATCAGCCGCAAATGAATACGGAGACCCTTTTCTTGAGAATATAGATACAAGCATTTATAGTGCTCCAACTGCAGGGTACGGGAGAGCATAATGGCAGCATTTACCACTGGATATACAGATATTCTACCTGATCCTAATAATAAGATAGGAGATGCAGGACAAACTGATGCGACTAATGGTACAGCAGGACCTGGCTATGCGTCTGTTTCACTAAGCTCCGAACAAAAACTTATTATGTCTAGAACTAACTCTCAAAGAGTATCCGCTCGAGCGATAGCAGGTCATAAATGGAATATTGATATTGGGTACAATCCTATGACACAAACAGAGTTTAATCCTGTTTACTCCTTCCTATTACAAAGAAATGGAGAAATCGACCCTTTTTATGTTTCTCTACCTCAGTATAGAACTCCTCAAAATAGTGTGTTTAGTACGTATTTGCAAGAGACAACACATCCACTAGTAATGTTTGCTAGCACATCTGTTGCTGCAGGTTCTACTTCCATGATGATTAGAGGACTACGTAGTGGAGCTTCAAAAGGAGTAAAAACATTATCTAGTATTCAAACTTATACTGTTACTGCTGGTAATCAAGGAAAAACTTATACTAATGTTCCTGGAACTGGTGGTGGTGGAACCGGCGCTACTTTTAATGTGACGCCTGCAAGCTCGGGGGTAGTAACTCCCGCAGTAACTGTGTATAACCCTGGATATGGGTATACGGGAGCTATTACTATTAATGGCGCTAATGCCGGTGGGAGCGGTAATTTTACTGTAACTCCTAATGTAGATTCAGGATCAGGATCAGATAGATACTTTCAATATAACTATCAAGGATTGGGTACTCCTACACCTGGAGACTTATTTACCATAACTGATGATAAGTTTTCTAACCATAAAAAAGCATATATGGTAACTAGAGTTGAAACTAATGACATTTATAAATCTGGAACTACTCAACCTACAGTTAATGAATTATTAATTCATTTCACCCCTGGCCTATCGAAAAATATAAGCGCTAGTGATGCCGCTGCAGGCAGTTATGAGATAAACTTTTTTAATCCTTTAATACGTGTAGTGTCTTCTTCTAAGGGGCTGCAAAAATATTCTTTAAATGCGAATAACTTATATAAATTTAAACTCAGTTTACAAGAAGCCTTGCCATGACAGTAAAAGTAATACGTCCATTAGAAAACGAAGTTAGCTCAAAACTTTTAAGTAATGAGGGGTTTTTATATGCCCATTTAGTAAAATTTGAAAAACCTATAAAAACTGTAACAGGGGCGGTTGCTGAAAAGGCACAAGATTATTCTTATTTAACTGATGCTTCTTATAACCTTCAATTTGATGATGAAAGTACAGACTCTTTAGGCTCCAGTAATGGAACACAAACATACGTAGCAGAACGACTATTAAAAGTTGGTCAAGTTGCTGAAACCATACAAGCAAAAGCCACAAGCATGGCGTTAACTATTGATAGTACTGCTTTAAATACTACTCTATCCCCTACTTCCACTACTATTAATCTAACCACTAAGCTTATAACTATAGGAGAAAGCTGGATAGAAGCTGGCTTTTCCGAAGGTGATAAGTTAAGAATATCATCTAATGACGGAAATGATGATAAATTTGTCATTATTAATAGTTTTCAATCAGATGGTACTAATGATGATAGAATTATTGATGTAACCTTTGGAACAGGTGTTGTAGCTGCTACTAATAATACCACATATACTTTTACTATAGAGACCGAGGAACACTCGAGCCCTTTTATGAGCAAAGAGGAAGGTACTTACGCACATTATATTAATAGAGAAGTTTTTGTTTACAAAGCTATAATTAACCCTGAGGATGGCACCATCGTTGGAATGAATAGTACAACTAAAAAAGATGGGCCTTTTTTAATTTTTAAGGGTATTATTGGTGCAGTAAAAATAAAAGAAGATCCTTCAAAGTCCTCAGAAGTTGTATGGACTCTTACTAGTCATTGGGGTGATTTTGTAAAAATTAACGGACGTGTAACTTCTGATACAGAACATAGGGGTATAAATGGTCAGGGACAAACTGATTATGCAGCATTAATTAGACCCGAATATATTAATGATTATGGGTTTATGCACTCTGAACAAGCCCTAAACCTTATTGTTACTTATAAAGCGACAGAGACTAAATATAGATTCAAAAAAACAGGGTTTCTTGGAATGGGGTCAGGAAAAACTATAGAGTACGAAGTTGAAGTAGACAGAGAGTTAGAGTTAAGGATGAATTTAGAGGCCAGACGACTACCTGTCGTTTATGGTGTCAATAGAATAGACAGTTTCCCAATTTTTGTTGACTTAGATAGAACCAGAACAAATGAAGTATATGTAGCATACGCACTATGTGAGGGGGAAGTTGCTGGTTTATATGATATTTATTTAGACAATAAGAGCAGAATTTGTGCAGATGCAAATGATTCAGCAAGTAGAGGAGGCGGTTCTGACGCAGTAAGTGTTATATGTGAAGGAAGAAAAGATAAGGGGGATACTCTTTCTTCTAAAGATTTGCAAGCCGCTTCAGCATCGGGGTCAGTAATAGCAGGGCCATACGGCTCCATTAATTTAGGTGGAGTTAACTTTATGTCCGGCCCTAGAGAACAGATGTATTACGATCCTGTTACTGGCTGGGAACCAATTACAGGAGATGCTGATATTACTGCTCCTGCAACAGGAATTCGTCATGAAAAAGGACACCATTTTAACACCCCTATTAATGGAAGAATAATATTCCACAGAGGAAAGCCTAATCAAGACGCAGATAATATGCTGGTCGCAAAAGCTGCGGAAACAACTACTAATGGGGGTTTTCTATTACAGCATCAGTATTTTAGTGACAATAATAGATCTAATTACTGGGGACCAAATCACAGACTACTAGATACGGCATACGTAGTTGCAAAATATGAAATAACAGAAGAAGACTTAGAGATACCTGAGTTAGAGTTTGTTGTACGAGGCAGAATACTTGATTGTTATAATTATGATTTTAGTTATAGAAATGATCCTGATGCTTCCCTAACTTCGGCTAGTTTTAGTAGCTTTAATCTTGGAGATACAGTAACTTTACATAAAACTAGCGATGATACTGCTATTGGATCAAGTAATGTAATAGCAGATTTCTCTACTTATTATGATGAAGATTATTCAGAGGATGGAGATCAACATTATGTAATGCGGTTTAGTAGTGATCCTGGATTGGGAGATACTACAAAGTTTTATGCTAAAGTAGGTAGTAATAAATGGTATATGGTTGCTCATGATCACCAAAGCCTTTCAGGAACAATTGCTACGGAATTGCGTGTTGGTATTGCGAGTATTGCGGCACAGTCTCCTTCTACTAATGGAGTAAATATTGTTTTAGCAGATGAAAGCGGTCATGGAGCTTTCATAGCTTCGGTTATAGATTATGTAGAAGAGGTAAGCCCTATTGCAGCTACGACTGCACCAGATGAAGTACGTGCAAAAATGCATTTTGCAACTTTTATTGCTGATAGTGTAAATACAGGAACAAGAACACTACAACAAGTTTCTAATTTTACAGATGGATGGAATACCACGGATATCCCCTCTGTACGTGTTCCTAAGGCAATTGTTTTAGAGAGCGGTAATACTACTCTTAACTACTACCAAGGAGAGTATGTAGAACTATCAAGAACTAAATCAGACGGAACCATTAAAAAACAAAAAAGATTAATTATAGGCAGTAAGCAAATTGGAAGCAAAGTTGTAGCAATGCTAGACAGGGATTGGGAGGTAGATGCAGACAGTGATTTTACTTTAGAACCCAAAACTTTTTCTGGTGTTACAGGAAGAACAGCAGACACATTTAAAGTACTATCAAAAGGGGATCAAAGAGTTTCTCTTAATCCTGCTATGCAACTATTAGATTATATTACTAATAAAAGATATGGAAAAGGCTTAGACTTAGAAAAGGATATTGATTTAGATAGTTTTAAAACTGTTGCTAGACTTTGTGATACTCGTTCTGATATTACTGTTATTTTTCAGGCAACCGGTGGAGATGCTGCTAGTTTTACTGTAGGAACTGCTTATAAATATCCTGCCTCTGGAACCGTTTTATGGCAAGGAACAGTAAAAAGCACTGAAGACGTCACTTATAATAGTACAACATATAGACAAGTAGTATTCACAGACTGTATTGGAAAATTAGCACATAGATGGTTCGATTATAAGTACTATGATGCTAATATGGTTCTCTATGATAAGTCTAAAGGCAGGGCATGGATAAATGGTAGTAATGGAACCACAACAGTTCCTAATAGCTTTCTCGATAATACAGGACTAGTTCTTACTAGAGTAGGCTCTGGAGGAACTGCGTCCCCCAAAGTATGGTTAGGTACGTTTTCCGGAGAAGGGGATGCAGCAACTGGAAGTATTACATTTGATGGGAATCCTGTTGTTAAATCAACATTATCAGGTGTTATAGGTTTTGGTACGACTGGATATTCTTTATATGATTCAGATGATGTTAAATATTGGAGATATTTAGGCTGGCAATCACAAAATCAACGAGAAGTTACTCGTCACCAATGTTGCCCGATTTTAGACACTAATACTAGCGTTTTTGAGAATATAAATAGTTTATTAGCGCATTTTAATGGAATATTACGATATTCTAATGGAAAGTATGAATTAGATATTCAATCATCAGCAACTTTGAGTGCATATACTGCTAATGATCCTCGAATAATTAGAGAGAGTGATTTAGTTGGCGCAATCAATGTACAGGATAATGGACAAAAAGGTTCAAAAAATACAGTAAGTGTTAGTATTCCTGATCCACAACAAGACTATGGAAGTCGTGATGTAACTTATTTCAATTCTAAATATTTAGCAGAAGACAGGAATATTCCTAAAAAAGATGATATTAAAACTCCTCATATTTTAAACTATTTTAACGCTAGAATTAATGCTAAACAATACTTAGACCAAAGCAGGTATGGTAAGAAAATTAATTTTATTATGCAGCCTAAAGGAAACCTTCTTTTAGCAGGTACTATTGTACAAATGTATTACCCTAGATTTGGATGGGGTAGTGATGATCTTGTTGTACAGCAGTTTTCTGGGCAAACTACAACCACATTTGTTCCTCATGGGTTTAAAGTAGGCGATATTGTACGGTATGAAGATATTACCAATACTAGTGAAAGCATGAATAGTGAATATAATAATAAATATTTTACTATTTCTGCTGTACCTTCATCTACTACTTTTACTACCGACCAGCCCAGTATTTCAACATATTCGGCAAATAACTTAGGAAAAGTTTATAAAAAAGGCGAATATTATAGAATTACTAATCTGAACTTTAAAGAGGACTGCTCTGTGCAAGTAACCGCACTAGAGCACAATGACGAATCCTTTCTAATAAGCAAAAGAAAGAGCGATGTTGTAGGATTGGTAGAATCTCCAAATGTAGGAGTAGAAGATAATCCTCCTGCCCCTACTGCTCTGGCTGCCTCCGCAGTAGACGAAGCAAAAGCTATAAAAGTGCGGTGGACAAACAATGCTGAAGCATATAAAACTCAGGGTGGAGTTACTACATGGAAAAAAGCGTGGTTTACTGAAATTTGGATTAATAATCAAGCAAGCTTTACTGCAACAGATAACTCATCTCACAATCAAAAGTTTGCGGGTGGAGCCGTTCTTTTAGAAAGATTACAAGATAAAGTAGATTATATATACACTCCTGAGGGTGCAGGAACCCAAACAAGATATCACTGGGTTAGGCATGTTAAAGAATTTGTTCCTGTTGGTGGAAGTCCAAATAATGTAATTGAATTAGCATCCGATTTTTATCCTGCTAGTAATACTGATGGTGTCAGTGCTTCGGCAACAGGTACTGTTCCAAATAAAACTATTGAAATTGTTCCTGTTAATGGAGTTGTAGTTACGTATGAGGGACCTAATAGAATATTACCTGTAGACGGCTCGGGTAATACACTTAATTTAGCATTTAAAATAAAATTAAATAATTTTGATACAAGCAAGAAGTGGTACTATAGATATTATACTACTACAGGTAATTATATTTTATCGGGTAATGGCACCGCTAGTAGTAATTCAAGTGATAATCAGTACAAAGGTGTACATCACTGGAGCGGGTCGTCAAATAGTCAATCGTTTGATGAATTTACTCTTCATCCTAATTTTGAACCAAAGTCTCCTGCTAATAGTTCACTATATTCGGTAGTTCTAAATGTACAAGTTTTTGAACTAGATGATACTAATGGCATAACAAATAGTGATACACCTATCATAGAGGACAATATTGCATTAAGTGCTGTAAATATTGGCCGTCCAAATTACCAAGTTTCATTTAGTAATGCTACTCATACATTTATTGCGGAGGCAGATGGAACTGCAGATGTTACGGGATTTTCATGTCTACCTACAATCTTTAGGAACTCAGGAAAGGGGCTAGTTGAATTAACCTATGCACCTTATACTAGTTCAGTAGGAGATGATACTTTTAGTTATGGAGATGACTCAAGTCATACTGCGAATCAAAGTTCTGGAAGTTTAGATGGAATAACTACTACTAATTGTACCGCTGTAAATGCCGCTAACGGTACCATTACTATAGACTCTAATAGCAGTATTGCAACCTCCGGGTTAACGGTAAACCAAGCAACAATAAAAGTTGAAATAAAAGATAATAAAGCCATCAAAAATGGTTTAGCAGCTGATGAATGTGATATTACAACTGAAGTATATCATCTATCTAAAGTACCAAACCCTGTCAGAGAAGGCACAACATTAATAGTAGATGTAGGTGATAGCAATACTGATCAGATTACCGTTGATGTTTATAATGATTTTGTCGCTAGTGGTAATTTAAGTACCGCTAATGCACGGGCTTGCGCTGCATATGTAATTAGTCAAACAGTAGATGATTTTATAAGACCAAATGATATTTTAACAATTACAAATGGTAATGCTGCTCAAGCATCAAGAATTTTTACAGGCACTGGCACAGCGAGCAGCTCCTCTGTTGGATCAGGAAACTGGAGTTCAAAAGTAGTTCAAAAGTTTGATGGTAGTGTAATTGTTGATGGTACTCTAAGTGCGGATAAAATTACTGCAAATACAACATTTACAAATAACTTAAATGTAGCAAGTATACTAAAAGTTGGAGATGGTACGAATGCAGGACAGATTCAATCCCCGAATAAATCCTCTTATACTGATAATGATAATGGATTTTTCTTAGGATCAGATGGTAGTGTTTATATTGGAAACGCAAGTAACCATTTAAAGTATGATGGAGCAAACGGGTTCCAAGTAGCAGGTAGTTTGTCTGTTGCTGGCCCAGCAGGAAATGTAGGAGCGAGCGTGGCCCTTGTCTACTCTAGACAAGCTAGTCAACCTACAAAACCGCCTAATACTAATACGACTGTTGCGGCAGCAGTAGCTGCGGCTAATGCATCTGCGGGATCTACTGTTTGGTATACAGTGACCCTGGTGGCACAGCTCAGCTATGGACTTCTTCAGGTTCTAGAGCAGAGCATGCATCCGCGAATGATAGTACTACGTATTGGTACTGGCAAAATGCCGTTAAGTTTGAAGGTCCGGCAGGATCGGATAGTACCGTAGCAGGACCAGCAGGACCCTCTGGTCCGGGAATGTTCAGAATTGATTCCGGTAATAATAACACTCCCGCGGCTACTGATATAACAGCGACCAAAATAGATGGTGCTATAAATAGAACCTATGCAATCGAAGGCGATGTTTGTATTGTTGTAAATCAATCAGGGGTTACAAGAGCTTTTACTTGTACAACTACTACAACATCAGGTACTTATGATACTTCTGTATGGGCTTCCGCTACAGCATTTATTGGTGGAGATCTAATAGTTAATGGTGGAATTACCGGTAATAAATTAAGTATAGTATCAGACGGAGCATCAGATAGTGGTATCTTTATGACAAATACCGGCGGAACTGCAAAAATGGAAGTAAAAGAGTATAGTAATATAGGTGGTACAACTGCACAGAGAGTTCGGGTAGTAATTGGTTATTTAGGTTAATACTAACCACCTCAAAAATAAAACTTGACTAAATATGTCCTTTGAGATATAATTTCAGAATGGAGAATATACATGACCGCAGCAACATATGACTTAGTGGTCGACCAAGGCTCCGACTTTGCCATTGACTTGACAATTACGGAGGGAGGATCGGCTAAAAATCTTACTGGCTACTCAGGCAGGGCACAGATGCGTTCAACTCATGCATCCTCTAGTGTTGCGGCAACCTTTACATGTAGTGTGGTTAATGCTACAGCCGGAACAATGAAAATGGAGTTATCAGCGTCTACTACGACCGGTATTACTGCAGGAAGATATGTATATGACTTAGAAATTTATACCTCTAGTGATGCTATAGTTAAGCGGTTAATACAAGGAAGTGTAACTATTAACCCAGAAGTTACTAGATAATGCCAGATTCTGCAGGAACAAAAGTTGATATTACCGAAGCAGTAACCACAGTAGATGTTACAAATGCTACTGATGTTGCTGTTACTCTTGAGGATACAACTACTACGGTAACAGTAAATAATTATGCGGTTCCTTCTGCTTATCAGGATGCTGCAAATACTGTCTTTACTCCTTATAATACAATTACTGCAACGAATGTTTCAGACGCATTGAAACAATTAGCAGACCAAGATTTTCGTGGTACAAGTACTCCTACTGGATCAAATATTCAAGAAGGAGATACTTGGTATGATACCGATGATGAACAATTCAAAGTCTATAGAGAAACAAGTACAGGCACATTTCAGTGGGTTCCCATAATAGTGGGTGCAGCTGCAGGCGATTCTGATACAATAGACGCAGGATCCTATTAGGGATAATTCGGAGTTTTATAAATGGCTCAAACAATTCAAATTAAAAGAACTACGGGAACTGGCAAACCTACTAGTGTTGCTCAGGGCGAGCTATTTTATGCCTATGGTGATAATGGAACGTATGGAAAACGTCTCGCAATAGGAAACGAGAGCGGAGGTGGAAATACTCCAGAGATTATTGGTGGCAAGCACTTCATGGATATGCTTGATCATACCCCTGGAAACCTTACTGCAAGTAGTGCATTAATTACTGATTCTAATTCTTATCTTGATGAAATCAGATTAAAAGCTGAAGGGGAATTGAAACTTTATGAAGCAACTGCTAATGGTACAAATTATATATCATTAAAATCTCCTGCAACAGTTGGATCTGACTTAACTTATACTCTTCCTGCTACTGCCACAAATGGATATGTACTCTCTACAAACGGATCAGGCGTACTTAGTTGGATTGCACTTGGAGGAACTCTTCAAGTCGCTGCAGATAGTGGATCAAATGATAATGTTGCATTAGCTACAGACACACTTACTTTTGAAGGTACAAACAATGAAATTGAAACTACAGTATCTAATAATAAGATTACTATTGGACTTCCGGATAATGTAACCATTTCTGGAAATTTAACAGTTTCAGGAACAACTACTACTGTTTCTTCAACCACTGTTACTGTTAATGATCCTTTAATGCATCTAGCTGCAAATAATGTTTCTGCTGATAGTGTAGATATTGGCTTTTACGGAACTTATGATGATTCAGGCTCACAAGATGAATATGCCGGTCTTTTTCGAGACGCAGGCGATCAAAAATGGAAACTATTCAAAAGTCTACAAGCAGCTCCAACCACTACTGTAAATACAAGTGGAACAGGGTATGCGGTAGCAACTCTCGTTGCGCATCTTGAAGATTCAAGTGTAGCTATTACGGGCGGATCAATAACAGGAATTACAGACTTAGCCGTTGCAGATGGTGGAACAGGACTTTCAGCAGTTGCTAAAGGTTCAGTACTTGTAGCAAACTCAGCCAATACTTTATCCGCTTTAGATGGCGGCGGATCAGCAGATGGAATGTTACTATATACATCTTCATCTGATACTATTTCATGGTCGACAACTGTAGACGGCGGAACTTATACATAATAGGATAATACTATGGCCGTAGTAATTAAACCTAAAAGAGGTACTAACACTCCAGGTACAGATGACATTACATCTGGAGAAATTGCTATTGATACTTCTGCAAAGAAGTTATATATCAATGATGGCGGTACTGTAAAAGAGATTGGTGGAGCAGGCGGCTCAACCACAGATATAACCCAATCTAGTCATGGATTTTCAGCAAAAGACTGCATTCGTCATAATGGCTCATCTTGGGTAAAAGCACAAGCAAATGTTGCTACTACTTTAGCACTTGGAGTTGTTACCGAGGTCGCTGATAGTAATACTTTTACAGTTGCACAATCAGGAAGATTTACAATATCTTCACACGGTCTTACAGTAGGACAGTGGTACTACTTAGATGCCTCAACTGCGGGTGCACTAACTGCTACTGAGCCATCAATTTCACAACCCTTAATATATGTAGAAAGTGCGAGTGTTGTATTTGTTTTTCCTTATCGTCCAACGCAATTACTCGTAAATGGTGGTGCTTCTGTAGTACCTGGCGATGATACAGTTACATCAGCAAAAATTGTAGATGGTACTATCGTAACTGCTGACCTAGCAGATGATGCAGTAACTACTGCTAAAATTGCAGATGATGCGATTACTTCAGCCCTTATAGCAGATGATGCAGTCGTTACCGCCGCTATCGCTGATGATGCGATTACTTCAGCTCTTATAGCAGATGATGCAGTAGGAGCAGATCAAATAGCAGCCGTATCAACTATTGATATAAATGGCGGATCTATAGATGGGGCAGTAATAGGAGCAAACTCAGCAGCAGCAGGAACATTTACTACAGTTACAGATTCGGACGGATTGTTAAGAAACATTCCTCAGTCAGGATCAGCAAAGACTTCATCCTACACTTTAGTGGCTGGAGATGCCGGTAATTTTATTGAAGTAGGCGCAAGTGGATCAATAACAATTCCTAATAATGTAATGAGTGCTGGAGATGCTGTTACTCTTTTTAATAACACTACTGGAAACGTAACTGTTACTTGTTCTATCACTACAGCGTATAAAGCAGGAACTAATACAGACCAGTCAAGTGTTACACTAGAAACCAGAGGATTAGCTACAATTTTATTTATTTCCCAGAGTACTTGTGTGATTTCAGGAAATTTATCTTAATATGAGTGGAATGTTACAAATGCTTCTTGGAGCAGATGTCGGAGGACCTTATACTGTAGCCGCTTTAATTATTGCAGGCGGTGGCGGAGGAGCAGGCGGTCATGGAGGTGCAGGAGGCGGTGGAGCAGGTGGAGTACAAGAGCAATCCTCAATTGTAATTCCTTTAGTAGCGTATACAGTTACTATAGGTAGTGGAGGCGGAGGTGGAAATACCAGCACATATTCTGCCGGTCATGGAGGAAATTCTACTTTTAATGGAACAACCTCTACTGGAGGCTCCGGACAATTATATAGTAACACATCTACTCAGGGAGGCTCAGGCCACGGAGGCGAAGCCAATCAAAAACCTGCCGGAACAGGAATATCTGGACAAGGACATGACGGAGGATCTGGCTCAAGTTCTGCACCTTATATATACTTAGGTGGAGGCGGTGGAGGTAAGGGCGAAGCCGGTGATACAGATGGAGCTGCAGAAGGCGGCGATGGCTCTAATACTTGGTCTGCTTGGGCAACGGCTACTTCTACTGGGGCAAGTGGTTACTACGGCGGAGGTGGCGGTGGCGGCGGATCGGCACAAAGAAGTTATGCTAATGGAGGCTCCGGAGGAGGAGGTAGAAGTGGCTACAGTAATGTACCTTATGGTACATGGACTCCAGTTTACTCAGGAGCTTCAGGAACTGCAAACACCGGAGGCGGTGGAGGCGGAGGTCATAAAAAGATCAACCAACATAGATCCAGTGGCGGAAGTGGTGGATCAGGCTTGGTAATTATTAGATATGCAGGCGGCCAGAAAGGCTCCGGAGGAACCATAGTAACTACAGGAGGCTATACTTATCACACATTTGCTTCCTCAGGAACATTCACAGCTTAAGGAAATAAAATGTCGCAATATGCACATGTACACGACGAAAATGTACTACAAGTTATAGACGCGGATGCAACCCATATAGCAGAACGTCCTGAACTAGATGTAGGAAAATGGGTGTTAGTTCCAGAAGGCCAACAAGTTTATATTGGCGGAACATACAATGAATCCGCAAATGTTTTTATCCCACACTGTCCATTCAATGGGTGGGTATTGAATGAAAACTATGAATGGGTACCTCCAATACCGTACCCAGATAGTTGGACTGACCCAGATATTTCTGTAGAGTGGAATAACACTACTTTATCTTGGACGGAAACAGCAGTACCATAGGAGAATTAAATGTCAACATCACCAGTAGCTTCATCAGTTTCAGATATAACAGCAACCATTAATACGGCTTCTGTTACTGAATTTGTAGCTTCTTCCAGTCAGACCACTTTTACGGTTGATTATACAGTAGGAGAAATACTTGTATTTTTAAATGGTATATTACTAGATAATGGTGTTGATTATACGGCAACAAATGGAACTTCAGTAGTATTAACAAATGGAGCAGCAGCAAATGATGTGTTAACTACTGATACTGGAAAGCTAACATTTACAGCGGATGCATCAGGAGGCTTTGCATCAGTAGACGACGCCACAGCATTGGCAATAGCACTAGGATAAAATTATGGCAAATACATTTAAAAACGCTTTTGCGGCAAACGTAAGTAACTCAAGTTATGTTGACTTGTATACTGTGCCGTCTTCAACAACTACAATCATTCTTGGTTTGGCACTTTGTAATAAGACAGCGAGTGCTGTAAATGTTACAGTTCAAATGCAAGATACTTCAGATTCTAATAATGACTTTCAAGTTCTTGATACTGTGAGTATACCAGCAAGAACAACTTTGGAAGTACTAGCAGGACAAAAGTATGTTTTGGAAACCACAGATGTTTTACGAGTAAAAGCAGGAACAGGCTCAGCAATTGATGCTACTCTAGGGTTTATGGAGATCACTTAATGGCTTTAACCAAGCTAAATACTTTAAGTCTAGCAGATGACGCTATTACATCAGCAAAAATTGCGGATGATGCTATTACCAGTGCTTTAATTGCTGATAACGCAGTAGTCACAGCTTCTATTGCCGACAGTGCTGTAACTTCTGCTAAAACTACAGTAACAAGTACAAATCCAAATCTGATAATAAATGGAGATATGTCTATAGCTCAGAGAGGGACTTCAAGCACTTCTACAGGAATAAAAACTGTTGACCGCTGGAATGCTTTGTGGACTGGAGGAGGAATTACTCAATCTCAAGTTGCTTTAACATCTGGAGGAGCTTACGACGAAGGCCATAGACACGCTTTAAAAATGGCCGTAACTTCTACAAATAGTGCGAATAATAGGTATGCACAAATACGCTACATACCAGAAGCAAAAGATATTAGAAACTTTGGTTGGCAGTATACATCAGGCAGTTCTTACATAACGGTATCTTTCTGGGCAAAATCTTCTTTGGCGGGAACTTACTTTTTTAGTATGTACGGGCCAGATTCAGGAACTGCTCAAATTTATAGTACCCCCTTCACTTTATCCGCAGACACTTGGACGAAGGTAACAAAAACTATTCCTGGCGGGTCAAATATTGTATTAAACGATGATACTGGTGTCGGGTTTTATATAGATATACGGCTTGATTTAGGTACAGATTATACAGCTTCTGACGCTACTGTTAACGCTTGGAATGACAGAGTGGCGTCAGACGCTAAGACTACTACAGACTTTGCACAGTCATGGTTTAATACTGGAAGTGCAACTTTTGAGGTTACAGGAGTTAAATTAGAAGTTGGTCAAAGTGCAACCACGTTTGAAAAACTAGATTACACCGCGCAGTTCCAAAAATGCCAGCGTTATTACTGGACAATTCGAGGAGATGAAGGACAAGACTACAGCTCGACTAATTATGGTTTTCTACTGCAATGGAGTTCAGTACGTGTTTCTAGCGGGTGGAGCCCTTTCTGGACAGTGCATTTTCCAGTAGAAATGAGAGGAATTCCAACAACTACGATTGTAGGTACTTGGGGTACAAGTAACGCAGGGTCTTGGAGTCTTTCTGGATACAGAAGTAAAATGAGCGCAGGAATGGGTTTTAGTGGTACTACTGAAACTGCGGGTGCGTATGCACATTTTAATTCTACAGACGATGCGATTACTTTCGATGCGGAGCTTTAAATGAATATTACTTCAGCGAAATGGGAAAAAGTCTATGCGGGGGAAACTCTTCTTACTGATAAAGGAGGAATTGTAGCTACAATTGATGGAGAACAATGTCATGTACCTACTGATCCAATGAATAGACACTATGCAGAAATACAAGCACAAGTAGCGGCAGGTACGCTAACAATACAGGATGCAGATTAATGCCATTTTTAGGAAAATCACCATCAGACGGAAATCATAATGTATTGCTAGATGCAATTACTACTTCGGCTACCGCTACATATAATTTGACAAAGGATAGCGTAGCGTATACACCAGTAAGCGCACAATCTTTGATGGTTTCTTTAAACGGTGTAACACAAGCACCGATAGCCGCATATACAGTAAGTGGATCGCAAATAGTTTTCGCAAGCGCACTTACAAGTAATGACGTAATTGACTACGTTATAGCCTTTGAAGGCCCAAAAGTTAGTCCAAATATAGACGATGGTAGTATAACTACTGCAATGATAGCGGACAATGCAATTACATCAGCTAAAATCGGAGTGGATGTAATTGTAGCGGAAGATTTAGCAGCAAACTCAATTACAGTTTCAGAAATAACAGACGATGCTGTAACACAAGCAAAAATTGCAGACGAAGCAATAGATGAAGCCAGGATGCAGATTTCTAATGCGGGTACTAACGGTCAATTTCTAAGTAAGCAGTCTGGAAATACTGGCGGACTTACTTGGGCAGATGCGGGCATAACTGGAATTACAAGTAGTGCAGACGGTACAGCTATGACTATTGATAGTAGCGAGCGTATTGTTATGCCTTATCAACCAATGTTTTCTGCACATACTATAAGTGCGGTAAGTGGAGGCTCATTAGCCACAGAAACAAGTTATATTTATAATACTGCCGGACAAACATCAGGCAATATACAAGCAGTAGAATTTGAAAAAATATTAGTTAATATTGGTAGTCATTGGAGTACTAGTACAGGACAATTTACTTGTCCTATTGCTGGGAGATATTTTGCATATGTTAACTTTAATTGGCATGGAAATACTAACTGGCCTAACTCATATATGATGCATAGTGTAGATGGAGGCACTACCTCTGTTGTAGCAAATGCGTGGACGAAACATACTGAAAGTGCAGAAAGCTATTCCGAACTTGTATCCCTGGCTATTGTTAATGCCGCAGCAAATGATAAGATTTGGCCTGGGTATCATAGTAGTTATAATCCTCCCAATGTCGGTACTACTTGGGGGTATAACCAGTGCATTATATATCTTTTAGGATAGGAGAATAATATGCCTTTTATAGGAGAACAACCAGCAGAAGCAGCAAGTTTAAAAGTAGTGAGTAGATCCACTACAGTTACAGTCGAATTAACAGCCGGTACCATAACAGTAACAACTAGGTCCGGAACGGTGAGCGTAGGAGTAGAATAATGGCAGATAGGTACGCACTTGTTGTAGACGCAACAAACAATAATATAAAGGAAATCCCTGCCGCAGACAGGTTAGTAGCTGATAATTTATTATTGTCGGGCACTACTCCAACATTAACGATTGGAGATGCCGGTGCGGAAGATACAAAAATAGTTTTTGATGGAAATGCACAAGATTTCTACATTGGACTAGATGATTCAGCAGATGATTTACTAATCGGACTCGGTTCCGCAGTAGGAACTACACCCGCTATAAGCATTGACGAGAATCAAGATGTAGTCGCTAATCAGGAATTTAGAGCAGTATCATACAATGAAACTTATGTAGCTCCTACAAGTTCTTCAAATGCTACTACTATAGCATGTGAGTCGGGAAATTACTTTAAGCATACACTCACAGAGAATACTACATTTACATTCTCGAATCCTCCTGCAAGTGGAACAGGTTTTTCTTTTGTACTTCATTTGATACAGGATAGTAGTGCTAGAACTGTTACATGGCCTAATTCAGTAGACTGGGCATCGGCAACAGCACCAACAATTTCAACAGGAAACGGAGACGATGATTTCTTTGTATTTGCAACTTCAGATGGCGGAACAATCTGGTACGGATTTACCGCAGGACAGGCAATGGCGTAATGAGTAGAACTGCACATAAATTGATGGCAAGTTCAGGTAGTAAAGGCTATGAGATAGATCAGTCTTTGCTTTGTTCTCAAGCAGATGCGTCTAAACTAAGACGTACTCCTTCGTCAGAAGGAAACAGAAAAACCTTTACTTTCTCGACTTGGTGTAAAAGACATAGACTTGGACTGGATGGCTCAAGTGGTACTGGAAGTAACTACAATATTATTATGGGAGCATACGCTGGAAGTGCTTCAGATAACTCTCATTACTGGGCATTTGGATTTACTAATACTGATGCAATTGTGGCTCAAGGTTGGGTTAATAACTTTCGTGTAACAAATAGACGTTTTAGGGATACTGCTGCTTGGTATCATTTAGTCCTTCAAATAGATACTACTCAATCTACAGCAAGTAATAGAACAAAAATATTTGTAAATGGAGTGCAAGAAACTTCTTTTTCTTCATCCTATGATCCAGCCCAGAATTTTGATTTAGCTATAAATAATACTGTTCCGCAATCAATAAGTGATACGGCTTACGATGCAGGAACTGGGCCTTATCATTTTGATGGTTATTTAGCAGAAACACATTTATTTGATGGTGCTGTAGTAGCTGCAAGTGAGTTTGGAGAAACAGATTCGGATACAGGGCAATGGATTCCTAAAGAATATACGGGTACAGCTTCTTATGGCACGAATGGCTATTACATGAAGTATGTATCAGGAGCAATAGGCACAGATAGTTCTGGTCAAAGTAATAATTATACAACAACTAACTTAGCAAATTCAGATGTCGTGCTTGATACCCCGACTAATAACTTTCCTGTCTTCAACTATAATAATACTGGAAGCAATATGACTTTAACTCAAGGAGGTCTAAAAACGACTGGTAGTGGATGGGCAGATACATTTGCTACAATGAAAGTTCCTTTCACAGGAAAATGGTATTGGGAGCTTGCAAATACTACTGACGGTAATGGATATTTTGGAATTTGGACTGATAACTATACTGATACGGATGCAAGTCAAGATTATGGAACAGGAAAACAAGCTACCTCTCCTGGAAATCTAAGTGGAGTTTCTGGTTATTTTTCTAGTGCTTGGTCAAGCGGTGATATTATTGCTATAGCTGTTGATTGTGATAATGGAAAACTATGGTGGTCTAAAAATGGAACGTGGGGAAGTAGTGGAAATCCTGCAACTGGTGCAAATCAGGGATTAACCTTTACAGCTACAGATGGCTGGAATATAATTCTGGCTGGAGCATCCGGCTTTGTTGCAAATATTAATTTTGGACAAAATGGAACGTTTACTGGAACTAAAACGGCTCAAGGAAATGCGGATGGAGCAGGAGTAGGGAATTTTTATTATGCGCCTCCTTCTGGTTTTAAAGCGTTGTGTAGCAAAAACCTTCCTACACCAGCAGTTAGACCTACAGAGCATTTTAAAACAATACTTTATACAGGCACTGGTAATACAGACTATGATATAACCGGAGTTGGTTTTCAACCTGACTTAAACTGGATTAAAAAGAGAAGTGAAGCTGATAATCATGTAATTACTGATGCTGTTCGTGGTGCTGGAAAGGTTATTAAATCAGAGGCTAATACTGCTGAAGCAGATTGGACTGATTACGTTGGGCCTTTTTTAGCTGACGGAATTCGCTTAAATGATGTTCAACAAGGTGATGCGGTAAATGAGTCTGGTCAAACTTATGTAATGTGGAACTGGAAAGCGGGTGGCGGTGCTGGGAGTTCAAATACAGATGGAACACTAAATACTACTACAACAAGCGTAAATACAGCAGCAGGTATAAGTATGGGTACTTATACTGGGGAAGGAGGAGTTAAAACTGTTGGACATGGCTTAGGAAAAGTTCCTGCCCTTATAATGCTTAAATCTCGTAGTCATGATATTGATTGGTGTATTTATCATAAAGGTGCAGCTAGTAGCCCAGAAGATGGTTCTTTAACTTTAAATGACGCTAATGGCTTTGATGACAACGATAATCGCTGGAATGACACGGCTCCAACATCATCTGTTTTTACTATTTATTCCAGTAACGAAGTAAATGATAGTGGTAAAACTTATGTATATTATGCGTTTGCTGAAATTGAAGGTTTTAGTAAATTCGGTTCTTACGAGGGAAATAATAATTCAAACGGACCTTTTATAACTACTGGGTTTACTCCCGCGTGGATAGTATTTAAGCATACTGATGCTGATGGTGAGTGGTGGTGGATGGTGGATACCACACGAGATCCTTATGGTAATTTAGTAACTGAAGTTTTATATGCCAATGCTAATTCTGTTGAAGGAGGTATAGGCAGTGGTGGTGGTCTAGACATACTGTCTAACGGTTTTAAACTTAAATCAACAAATGGCGGTTTTAATGGGTACACTAATACGTTTGTATATATGGCTTTCGCTGAATTCCCTTTCAAATACGCAAATGCAAGATAATAGGAGAAAATAATGTATGCAATAGTAAAAGACGGAGCAATCACTGCAACTGCATCAACAGTTCAAAAATTGTTTCCAAACACATCGTTTCCTAGTGTCCCGAATACTGATTTTCTCACTGAAAATAATGTAAAGGACGTAGTAAACGGGGAGCAAAAAGATAGAACATATTACTTTGTTACTCAAGGAAATATAGAATTAGTAGACGGAGTACCTACTCAAAAGTATACTAATACTGCTAAAGACCTTGCGGGGCTAAAAACTAGCATGACAAATAAAGTAAAGTATAATGCTGGACAACTACTGTCAAAAACTGATTGGATGGTTATACGAAAGTATGAAAGAGACGTAGCAATACCTTCAGCTACCGCAACTTATCGAGCCGCAGTAATTACTGAATGCGCAAGATTAGAGTCAGCGATAGCAGGAGCCGGAGATGTGGATGCATTAGCAACTGTAATGGCAGCACAGAATTGGCCCACGGAGTCCTAAATGGCATATTCTAAAGCCAGAAGATTAGCTGATATAATGAGTACGAGCGCAGGAATACCTACTGCTTCTATTCAAGATGATGCTATTACGTCGGCAAAAATTGCAGATGATGCTGTTACGAGTGCTCTGGTAGCCGATGACGCTGTAGTTCAAGCGCTGATAGCGGATGACGCGGTGGATGAAGCACGACTACAAATTAGTAACTCTGGTACTAATGGTCATGCTTTAACATATCAATCAGGAAATACCGGCAAGTTAACATGGGCAGAGATAACTGGTGGAGTAACTGGAATTTCAACTAGCGCAGATGCAACCGCAATAACTATTGATAGCTCAGAAAGAGTTTTAATACCTAATCAACCCGGATTTCATGCTAAATGTAATGCAGGTAACTTTCAATGTGGAAATAACGCAACTTGGACAGATTTAATATTTGATCGTACCGCAACTGTTGATGGAGGCTGTTATAATACTGGTAGTCATTACGATACGTCGAACGGCAAATTTACCGCCCCAATAGCGGGGTTTTACATGGTTGACGCATGCTTTAGAGTAGATAACTATACTGGCGGTGCTTCTGGGTATGTGTATTTTAAAGTAAAGATTAATACTGATACTGCTTTTATCGCACTTTATCAGTATGAAGCAGAACCAGATACTGCAAATCTACATGGTACAGTAAAATTAGACGCAAATGATTACGTCCACTGCAGAACATATGCAACAGGGGATGATACATATAATTTAGATGCTGATTCCACATTCACAATGCACTTTTTAGGATAGGAGAATAAAATGGCAAAAACAATTTCAATAGAGTTATCAGATACAGATTATAAAGTTTTTGAGTATGTAAATGATACTCCTGAAGCATGGAGCGAGAATGCAATTACTAATAGAATAAGAATTGCTCGGGAAGAAATTATCGCTACTTATACTAACAAAGCCCTGGATGAAGGAGTTAGTATACCCTCAAATACAGCATCTATAATTGATGATGCTTATTCAAGAGGTTGGGTTAAAACAGCGAAGCAAAGAGCTGCTGAAGCAGACGCAAAATTAAAATAGGGCTTAGCCCAAGAATATAGGAGGTTTTATGAAAAAACTATTGACCATTGGCATTTTATTTCTTAGTGCTTATATGGTCGGGTGTGCAAACACTCAAAGTACCGAGTATTACACTGCTGTGCAGAACGCGGCTATCGCACAGTCAAAAATGATGCAAGCTCGGTATGATGCACTAGGAAAAATTGCAGGAAACGGAGGGGAGGCGTCAACAGCAGCAGTAATGGCTTTAGCTATGACAAGTCAAACTCCTATAGTTCCTCAGCCACAAAAATCAGAAGCATTACAATGGGCACAAGTATTAGCCGGTCCAGTAGCTGGACTAGGTTCAATGTGGTTGTCTAATGATGCTACTAAAACAATGGCAAGATATAACAAAGATACACAGATATCTAGGATAAATGCAGATCAGCAGAATACTACTGAGCTTTATGGTCTCATGGGCAATAATTCAGATAATATGATGAATTTAGGTCTAGGAGGTTATGACGCGCTAACTACTTCAATGGAGTATATGAATCCTTCGGATTATCCTGATTATTCTACTAACTTCGGTAATATTGACAATTATCTATTACAAATAATAAATAATTTAAATACTAGTAGTGATGAAGATAATCAAATCTGGGTTCCTGGCGTTAACTGTATTAATGCAGAGTCCGGTGGAGTTATTGGTGTTGGTGCAAGTGGAGTTACAATACCTGTTTGTCCGCAATAAAATAAAGGGGCTTTCGCCCCTTTTTCTTTAGAAATTCCACGCTATTCCTATCGTGGATTCCT